AGGGCGGCCTTCTTTTGTTCGTCACTTAACTTACTCATGGTTTTGCTTTGTGAAGTATTTGAAAAATGCCACGGCGGCGGGGTCCGTGAGGACAAAAGCCGGGTAATTGATGGTGGTGAATATCCGTCTGCCTCCCTGGTCATTGACGGCCTCGACGATCAGAGACACGGCCTCAATCATTTCATAGGTTCCGTCTTCCGTAAGGCTTAGAGCATCTTTCCCCAGCCGCGCCCACACCTGGGAGGCTTTCCACGGTTCCGCCAGTCCCACCAGCGCGGCAACTACAGCCTGCATGGCCGGGGCTTGGTCGGCGGGGATGTCGTCTTGCGTGTAGCGGTCCGTGTGGGCGTAGCCCTCCGCATCCCGGTAGATGGCCGTCAAGGCGAATTCTCCCCATTGTCCGGGCCGGGGGAATTGTATCTGTATCTCTTCGTTGTTCATCCTATTGGTACGTTAATATCTTCAAAATCAGTCGTTTCTTCGGTTTCAATGGCATTTTCGGCTATCGCGGCCAGGGCATAGTAAACCGGGTTGACATTGCCCGGTTGGTAGTTGGTGCGCTCCGCAGACCCGACAAGGAGCGCAACGCTACCGTCTGCAATCCCCGGCATGTCTGACACAATGCGATTAAACCCCGTCCCCGTTTCAAAAGTCGTAACCCCTCGTACCGTGGCAATCATCCACAATTGCTGAATGCTACCGCTTCCGGTCAGCAAAAACAATGCCCCGTAAGCGTCGCCATAATCCCCCGCAATGTAGGAGCGTGGCTCATATTGCTGGTAGATGATCTTGTTAACTATATAAGGTATTGGCTCGTTACCGGAAGCAGGGATAAAGCTGGTTGTGGTTTTAACCTTCCAGAGCTGCGTGGACTCGGTACAGTATATTTCACGGACGCGGATCACATAGCCATTGCGGGCCGTATCGCGCACATTATCAAACGTAATATCCAGTATCTCCCCGGTATTGTACGCCAGATTATTACCGGGAATGATGCTGTATGAGTCCAGGGATAAATCTTGCCGCGTCGTCTTGCTCCCGCGCCCAATATCTACGGTGATTTTGCCAGCCGCCGTTAATTGGTAGGGGATAGAAAATCCGGCGAAACTGGAATAATTCCATTGGCCGTGCGGCCCCGTGAAAGTATGTATAACAGTACTGTGCGTATTGGCCAGGACGTTTGTCTGCGCGTACTGGCCAGGTATCAGAATTTTAGTAGATGCCGTACCTGTCGCCGTAATAGCGCCCGTGTTCAGGTAGACATGCTGGGTATAAATGTCCGTCACTCCGGCCATTCCTGCGGCATACAGGCGGTTCACGGCTGCCGTGCCTGTTTGCGCTCCCACGGTAAGCGGAATATTGATGCCACCATTGGCGTTGATGGTGCCGTTCGCAGTCAGACCACCCTCCAGCATCATATTACCCACAGCATCTACCTGCGGGATGGCGGCAAGGGCCTTTTGTGCGGATGCGGCAGCATCGTTCGCCAATTTCAGAGCATTTTCCGCATCCTTCCGTGCGGTATCGGCATCAGTTCCGGCAGTTTCGGCTTTTTGAGCTGCGGCCTCCGCACGTTCTGCAGCATCCGCGGAAGGGTCAATGATTTTAACTTCTCCGTCTGCGGCGTCGGGGACTATGATTTTAATGTCGCCTATCGTTACCACGTCTTCATTTCCTGGTGGCGTGACACGGGGGGCGGCCTGGATTTCTCCCATAATCAAGGGCCGTTCTGCGCCGTCTGGCGCAGCCATGAACAGATCATAGGCATGAGCCCCAGCTTTTAGGGGGCTCCATGCAAGGCGCGCGCTTGTGGCGTCAATAGGCTCGCATTTAATAGCGGCGGCGCCGGGACCGCGGACAGCGCAGCGGAACGTGTTTCCGGATATGTCTTTTGCCGCGCCGTCACCGTCCACAAAACGCAGCATCACCGATTGAGCAATGCCGCTGGTAGTAGCAATATCAAATGTGGCGCCCTGACATAAAATCATCATACACTAGTGCGCGCCCGTTGCGCTTAAATGACCCGGTGAATCATGGCAAAAATTACCGCCATGCAGGAACAGTCCCACATGTGAGAGTTATTCCCGGAGGCAAGCCACTTGAGGGAGACCCGCCCAGTACGCTTGTCTATGGATTCCTGCTTGCTTTCGGCTTGCATCTGCTTAATGTATTCAGCAGAAACATTATGAGGAACCTTGAAATGCCCCGTTTTAATCCGCGCGGCAAGAACATCCTTCGCCCGTTGGGAGGAAAAATTGAAGTGAAGGCACTGCACCCCCTCAACAATATGCCGTTCGATGGGCGCATAAATCAGTTTAATTCCCCTCCCCTTGATTTTGTGCAGGTACTCTTCTTTAACAGTACCGTTCATTGAAAACCAATGATGAAGACCGCATATCTTTCGAACGGCATCCGTATCAAAGGCACAGTCCAGAGCCACGCAATGATCAGGCACATTGAATTGAGATTGTTTACATTCAATATCTTCCAACGTTTCAAGGCGCCCCTCCGAAAGCAAATGAAAGGAGCCGCCAGCGTCAACGGCATAAACCGTATGCCAAAAGTGCCCCTTCTGGACGTCCACGGTCAGGAAACGGGTCCGTTCGTCTTCCACGGTGTACCCTTCCATACTTTCCGCCGTGAGTGGGATTTTCAACACGTCGTCTTTTTCGCCCAAATCCACAATGTTTTGAGCAAGCCGTTTCTGGATAAACTTTTTAAGCGGCTCTATGTCCCCCTTCCGCTTTTTTTGATTGGCAAGAATCCACTCCACAGCCAGATCAGCCCATGACACCCAGTAACAAGCCAAAGCATTAAAATTGTAGCTCACTATCTCCGGCAACGCGCTTGTGTTGCCGGAAAACACGTACTTGCCGCCGCTGGCCAGTCGGCGCCGGTTGTTCACGGTATCTTCTATTTCATGAGAGCAGCGCGGGCACACCATTTTGACGGATTCCTTAAAACGCTCCCAATCAATATTTTCCTCTTTACTGTAGATGACATCCCGCCAGTCATAAGCGTTCCACCCCTGGCAGCCGGGGCATTGCCAATGGTAATGATGGATGCGGCCCTTGCCGTACTCGTCAACCCAGTCCGTCCCCTTGTCGCCCCCCTGGGAGACCATCAAGATTTTACGGTTGAACCGGTCATGGTGGCGGGCCAGGAACTCCCGCACCATCCCCTTTTCCCATGCCCACATTTCATCACCAATCAAATACCGGCAGGACTTTGACTGCAACTGGCCCTTGGTAGCGGATACCATCCACAAATTCATGTGCGGGAAAAGGATTTCCGTTTTCCTGGCCGCATGCCTTTTCTTTGGTAACAAATCCTTCAGGGCTTTGTTGTCGCGGAACGTGGGGAAAAGCCGCGTCTCCGCAAAATCAGATGTTTCCTGCTCATTCTGAAACGCGACAAGGGTATTTCCGGCATCATTGGCAATGAGGTAATTAAGCAGACCTACAAACAATGTTGATTTGCCGGAGCCGGTTGGCGCCATCAGGTTAATGTGCTTGACCGTACCGTCATTCAAGAATTTGTCAATGGGGTCCAGCAGGAACGGGCTCAATGTAAAATCAATGTGGGAAGACCTTGCCGATTGCTGGTCTACCACATTTTCACGTATCCATGTAACCGGCTCTACATCCATTCCCGCGGATACATTATCCGAGAAAAGATTCAGAAATCCGGCAGCCTTTTCAATGTCTTTCATTGTTCCGCCCGGCTGATCACTTTGATTTGTGCCTTGGCCTCTTCTGCAATGGAGTACAGGGCAGCCTTGATTTCCTCCCGCAGCACGGGAACCATTTCAGCAGCCGTCAACCCCTCCAATTTGCCCGGCAGCTTGTTTTCAAATGCCTGGATGACGCCCTTGGTTACGCTGGCAAGATGCACCACAAGTTCATTCACATCCTCCATGTCCACCAGATTTGCCTTGTCCTTTTCAAGCTTCACGCGGGCCTGTTCAGCTTGCAAATTCTTGTAGGTAATTTCTGCGGCAAGTTTCTTTTTCCGCAGTTCCGCCACTCCTTCCCCAACTTCCGGGGCGTTTTTTTCAATGCCTGAAGCAGCGGCTTCAACGGCTGGACTTTCCTTCCTTCTGGCCTCAATCAATTCCCGTATTTGAGCATGCGTCAGCCCGCGCTTCACATGGTATGTGATCGTGCTTTTGTTGACGCCCAATTGACGGGCAAGTTCAGCCTGTGAAATCCCTGTCATTACTCTTCCCTTTACATATTATTATATCATGATATGTTGATAAGTAAACATCGCAGATATGGAACCGCAGCAGTCATATTACACAGCACACACGGATTTTGAATATCCGGAGGATGAACAGGAGCAGGAAAATGAATTCCGGGAACGTGCCCTTGAAATGATCCGGATCATGTCCCTGGCCCTGTATCACGTCATCAACAGCCGTACCCCCAATGTTACCGCGTTTGGTGTGGCATACGCGCTGGGCCTAACGTCCGTGCTCGGCAATGAGCGCATGGCCGAGCGGGCGCGCAAGCTGGGCGTACACAAGGCCGCCATTTCCCGCGCCGCCTCCAAATTCCTTGCGGAAAGCGGCCTTCCGCCGTCCCTAATGATGCAGCAGGCGGAACATGCCGCCATGAAGCGGCGCCCCGTCAAAAAGCTGGAAGCGCCGCGCAAAAAGGCGCCGGAGCAGATCATGAAAGCATACACCACGAGCAAGAAGAACTTTGAGGAAAATCAGTTGGTTCTTGACCTGTTCAAAGTCTGAATCCGTCCGGTTCCCCCGGATGCAGGATTTCCCACATGACGCGGGCGCAAGCTTCCCGGATAGTACATCCCGATTGCTGGACGATGGGTTCATAAAAATCCTTCTGTCCGCAGTGGACGGCGGACACATGCCGGGCCAGCTTCGCCAGTTTTGATAACTGGTAGGAGTCGCACGTACGGATTCCGATCAGGTATTTCCCGCCCTGGAACTCAATCACGTCGGCGCCCTTGCGCCCGTACAGGTACAGGGCCAGCAAGGAAACGGTCACGTCCTCCGGGTAGGTTTGGTCATGGCGTACCGGGAATTCCAGCGTCACCAGGACATCAAGAGCATCATTGATGAATTTCCGCGTCACCCAGTAGCATACACCGGACCAGGCGAACGGCACGGCGCACTGGTAGCCTCCCGCAAGCTTCCTGCGCTCAAACAACGATTTCCGGATTTCGTTCAGGGACATCAACAGCGCATCAGCATCAATCTTGATCACGGGTTCCCGGCCCGGAATATCCTGCATGCAGGAAAGCATGCCGCGGACACATTCAAGGCCGTTCAGGTTCTTGTTGCGCTCAAAATAGGTCTTCTTGTAAATGATGTCCTTCCCCTTGGGGATGTCCTTTTTTGTGAGCGGGGCTTTCCCATCGTCAAACAGGTAAATCATGCAATCAGGGTCAACCTTGCGGATTTGCCCGACACATAATTCAAGACATTTATAGTCTTCCCGGTAGCAAAATATAGCGTAATTCATTTATCTTTAATTTATTGGTTCGTATTGATTTGAAGATTTATTCCATTCTCCTTGTTGGATATAGATTTTTTCATTATCGTTTCTCTTTAAACGCAATGCGTGATCACTATCACACGCAAGCACAGTCCATGAATCACTGATAAGACCGTCGGAGCCGTCGCTAGTCGTATCTGCATGGAGTTCAACGGAAAGCGCATCTCCCACCATTACAAAATGGGCCTTTACCCCGTTTGCGGGCTCGCTCCAATTCCGGTCGTAATCAAAAACGACATAGCCACTACTGGTTTTCCGCAATGGTTTTTCAAATTTTAAATTCTCGCCAACAGCCAAGGAATCCGCGTTCAAGCTTATATCAAGCTGTCCTCCCGTCTTGGTTAATTGGTACTTGATGCCGTTGGACGTTTTTTGAGTAGTGTTGACATTTAATTTGATTGTTCTTCCGGCAATCTCAATGGGGTCTTGCCCCGTATAGTCGGGGCGTTCATCCTTGATTCTCACGCCAAGCCTAACCGGCCCTTCCTCCGCGCCGCCCTGCCCTTTCCCCTTTTTCTGGACAAGCCACACTTTCAGATTGCTATCAGCATCAATGTTTTCTTCTTCGCTGGATGATTCAATGTTTAGTGTCAGTTCGTTTTCCTCTTCGACTTCCTTGAGTTCCAAGGCGCATAAGGGGTCCGTCTTAAGCTTGTATTTTTTGAATTCCCATTTGATTACATCCCAGTTGATGAAGGTAATGCCTTTGTGCTTGTAAATAATGGATTTATCACGTTCCTCAAACTCACCTACGACAATGTAAGCTTCCCCGTCTTCCGGCTCTGGAACCTCATTCCCCTTTTCCAGGATAGCGGTATATGCCTCCCAGGTGTCCGTGTCATACGTAACATGCACCCACACTTTTTCCCCTGCCTTAAAAGAGGCTTCATACTCGCTGATCTCTATATCTTCATTTTTCAGCAGTATCTTCTTTTCTTCCTCATTATCAGTATCTTGTTCCTCTTTATAGGCATTCAAAAGGAGCCCTCCAGAGACCTTGCCGGAAAGGGATGCCTCCGCGTCATCCGTGATTTCCACCAAATCAAAGGCCAGGGGGCGTGAACCGCGCTGATAAGGGGCAATGGAAACGTTCTGGCCGCCACCGCCGCGCATGGACGTTTTGCCATGCGTAGCAGCATTGAGGGCGTTTGTAAGGGCGTTGGCCCAATCCGCCTTGATAGGGTCTCCCTTAGTGATGTTATCCATTTTTGTATAGGTCCGTTGACCAGCCTCCGGGATTGGATTGCGTATATTCTTCCGTGATCTCGTATTCCCTGTTACCTACCTTGTGGATGGAGTACCGGGTAAAGAGATAATTGAGCTTATACCCTTGTACTTCCGTTGCGCCTCCAAACTCGCTGCCCTGGACAATCTTTCCCACGCGCTCCACCTTGGACGGATCCACGCGGCGCGCTGTATAGGTTTTCGTGATGACCGTATTGTTCTGCGAAATTTTTTTGTAACCGAGTGTGATATATGGGGTAATCGGGGTAACGGGGAGTTGAATATGCCCCGGCGTTTCGTCTTTCTCGCATTTAAGCCGGTACTGGCCGTTGCTGCACAAGACAAGCCCCCCGGACAGGTAAACGGCCAGAGTTCTCATATCATCCTCTGAATATTTATTGTTCCCGTTCGTGTCCCGCAACTTGTAATAGCTCAATATGGGCTCAAGCGTCATGTTCGAGCGGTCGCTGATCTTGACCTTGTACTTTTCCTTCGCGTCGTCGGGATTATCCGGGTTGTCTGGATTGATGGGGTTGCCGTCTTCATCCTCATTGGTATCTCCGGACGGGTAAGAGTACGTTACCGTCACCTTGTAATGCGTTGCGGAATGCAAGGCGATCTTGTAACCCGTCGCCATCATGCCGGGGGCATTGGGATTGGTCGCCATGGCCGCCCACTTGGGGCGCTGGAACCCTGCAATGGGTACAATTTGGGATTGTGAAACGGTGCGGTTGACTCTGTACGCTACAGCGCCCTGCTGGCTAGCAGCACTCGGCGCAACGTCCGCCCTGATTCGTAAATCGTTTGTCCAGGTCATCATTCAAATAATCAAAACGCCTTCTTCCAAAACCTGGGAAAAAGATTGCGTGGTTTCCGTCTTTCTCCCGTAGGGGTTGTTATCCTCTCCCATCTTCACAAAATTGCCACCGCCCGCGGAAATCAATGACTGAAGGGCGGCATCCGGGCCCTTCCCTTCCGTGGTCGTGATAGAATAGGAACAACACCTTTTATAGTAGTCAGTTATTCCTTTATTTATTACTTTGTTGAACAGGTCAGAAAGTTCCTTTGAGTACTTCACGCCCCCCAGGCCGAAATCATACGGGTCTTTCCTTTTCAGCTTGGAGTCAATTTTCAGGGATTCAATATCCACACGGCCCGACATGATCGCTTCATAGGCTTTCCGCAGGTCCGGATTGTTCTGAAACATGGGCTTGAAATCCGGGTGGTCAAAAATGCTCTTGCTCGTTACGCCAGCCGTAAATTCCCAAGTGGTTTTTGTATCCTTGGGGTCAAAATCAAAGGGGTCCGGGTCATCAGGGTCCGGGTCTGGATTATCCGGATCATCTTCTTGAGGGGCTTCTTTTTTGAAGGTACAGACCGTTTTCCACAAGTCAGCAATCTGCGAGTGCTCATAGTTGGATAAGATCAAATCCGTAAAACCGGGAACATGGCAATGCAGGGTGTAAGGAGGCGTGAATTTTTCCCCAGGGGGCGCCACGTAAGAAACACTTGCCGACCATGCCCCATCATCAGACATGGACGCATCAAAATCGCCTTGCCATCCATACCCGCCTGTATGTCTAATATCCTTGTTCATATCAGCTAAAGAGGGCAACGCCGCCTTTCTCGGCCTTTTCCGCAATCGTCTTGAGGTATCCGTTTGAGGTCTGCACCTCTTTTGTCAGGGAGTCCACGGCAGCGGAAAGACCGGCATCCCCCTTTCCCACCAAGCCAAAAAGGGAACCGAAGCCGGAGCCTACGCGGGACACGCTTGAAAGCGTCTGCTGTACTGCGTCAAACCGCGTTTTAAACGCATCAGACATTTCCTTTGCCCGCTCCTTGGAGTTCTTTTCATCCTCCTTTTCCTTCTCCTTTTTGTCCTCAATTTTGTACGTTAGGGAAACCTTCTGTTCCGCCAGCCCAAGAGCATCGTGTTCATTCATGCCGCCCTTCATGAGGGATTGCATTTCCTTCCGCACGTCCCGCTGTTTTTCAAGTTCGCGCAATTTATCCTTTTCCCCTGCAAGCTCGGCCCGCATGATGGCAATGTTTTCCTGTGTATCCTGTCGCAAATCCTTAACAGCCTTGTTCTTTTTATTTAATTGATCGTTAATGTCTCGGATTGAATCAGCTACAGACAAAAGCTTTTCATATCTCGTGGCAGCATTAAAATCTAAAGCTCCTGTTTGAAATTCTTTTTCAAGTAACTTCAATTCCTCTTCCAAATCATCCAAAGAGGTATGTTGCACGGCGGCTAATTCGTCTTCAAGCTGCTTTCTTAAACCATCAGTTGTTAAATCATCCTGTTTCTTTTTTGGCTTCTGCTTATTTGCTTTATCCTTTGTCGCATTGAGCTTCTCCATTGCTTCATTCAAATCAGCGGCAGCTCTCGCCTCCTTCTGATTGTTTTCCACAATCTCTTTAATTGATTGCTTCTCGTTCTCCCTCCACAAAACGCCTTCTTCAATTTCCTCAAGAAGTTCTTGACGGGCTGCAATCATCCTATCAATGTCTTCGATTTCCGCCTTTGCTTCTGCGCTGTTTACGCCATCGTTTGCAATATAGTTCTGACGAACGCCACGTTGTTTAATAAGCTCGTCCCATTCTTTACCTAATCGCTGCTGGATAAGTTCAATTTCATCATTACTTTTTGCATTGGAAATATCTTCACGGATTTTTCCGCTAAATTCATAATCTCCTAGTTGCTTTCTGTAATCGTAAGGGCCTTCAATAACGGCATTTTCATAATGCCCAGTACGGAACATTGAAGCGATTCCGTAAAATACGGACTGGTACCCGGCAATACTTTTTTCAAAAAAAGAAAGGTTCTTTTCCTGCTTTGCATAAAACTGGAAACTGACCTCGCTAGCTTCTTCAATCTCCGCAGTTAAAGACTGAAAGGCACCAGCAAGATTCGTCACCTTATCGGCCATCATATCCCCCATGGCATTCTCAAAAGTCGCCTTGAGCGTTTCCCATGAACCAATAGTCGTATTCGACAATGCAGAATTTTTGCCGGAAAATTCCGCATCACGCATTTTCCTTATGGCGTTGACGTACTGATCAGCAGAAATTTCCCGCTTCTTGGCAAGCTCTATGACCTGTTTTTCCGCCACGCCCATTTCTTCAGCTAATGCCTTGATGATGGGGATGCCCTGATTCTGTAACTGGTTGATGGCGCGGGAGTCGGCAAAACCGTTTGCCATGACTTTAGCCCATGAATTTGAAAGCTGTTCAGCGGAGATTTTACCGGAGGCGGCAATATCCGCGAAGACTTCTGACCAACTCATGATTGCCGTGTTGTTCGTCCGAAAGTGCATGGACAGGTTCTGCGCGGCCTTTCCCAAATCATCCAAGGCAACAACGCCATTTGCCGCCAGATGATCAAGTTGAGATTGCAAATCCCGTGCTGACTCAATGTTTTTAGTGTAAGACGATAACTGAACGGCCATGTATTCATCATCCATGGCATCCTTTATCCCCATTTTGATTACACTCAACGCCGTTCCAAAAGACGCCACACCGGCAACCGCCGCAGTAACAGAAGGCAGCAATTTTTTAAAGGATGCTCCCAAGCCTTCCACGTCAGCCGCGGCCCCCTTTCCAGGGCTCACTTTTGCCGCTTGCTCTGATGCTCCGCGGATTTTTTCCTTAATGTTCTCAAGCTCTTTTAATAATTCCGCGGAATCACCGGAGAACTTAAATTTTACTGCGCTCATTCTTCAATATTGACAGGCTTGTTAAACATGGCATCAAGACGTTCCAAATCAGCATGATCTACCTTCCGGGCATGCGTGTAATAACAGCTAACACCATTTGCAACGCATTCACTCATAAGAAACTGTAGTATCATGCTGTATGGAATATCGTATTTGATATAATTTAAGGGGTACCCCGTCTTTGAAGCAATCGCCCAAACCACTTGAATAAAGTAGTTCGGCCTATCCCCTCCCGTTTTTTTTTGGAATCCTCAACAGTGAAAGCTGCTTCATCAACGTCTTGCGCCTGTTTACCTACCAATGCAGAAATGCGCTGCATTTCATCAGGGCTCAACTCATATTTAAATTTGCGAACGGATTCCTTGAATTCTTCAAGGCTCATTGATTCAAGTTTTTTAATATCAGCCGTATGAATATAAATATATTCTACAATGCCGCCTAAATCCATGCCCCCATTCATGAACCCGCAGTTAAAACGCTGCATCAACTCCATGCTTCCAACAGACAGGGGACGGAGTTTCAAGACTTTTTCCTTGTCGCTCATAACGTTCTTTTGATTAGGAGTTCAAATGCCCCAGGATTTCGCGTTTATCTTCTTCCGGGCAATCCTCCGGAATCATGGCTATCTTTTGTCCATCCTTGGAGCGGATACAGGCGATTTTCCGGAATCTAGGAAGTCCGGCCAGAATACCGCGGCGACAATCAAAAGCCGCTTTGACCAACGCAAAGGGGTCTTCCGGATTGTTTTTCACAAAATCCGGGTCATTCCACTTACTGATCATTTCGCGCGTCTCCGGGGTATCCGCGAAGTAAAAAACCTTCCGTTCCCCCCGGTCAGTAATGATGATTTCTGCCCTCTTGGCAATGGGGGCCGTGGCTGCAAGCAAAGCACTTGCAAGGTTGATGTCTTCAATATTGATTATATTATTCATGTTACGTCTATTATGTTATTTTTTTTGTTCGAGATAGGGGCGCCAGAAACGGCGCCCCTTGAAGTCTGTTATTCGGAAACAATTTCCGGGTTCAGGGCTTTAATGTTCGGGCCATAAGAGGCTTTAACGGTAAAGCTTCTGTAATTCTCTGCCTCCATTTTCATATCTACACTCTTGCAGATGGCCTTAGTTACCTTTTCCGGAATTTGTTCACCTAAATTCCTGATGCAGAGATTCAAAACATCCGCATGGACATCAACAATGTCGCCAATATGCGGAACCTCCGTTCCGGTCTTTCTCATGTAGGCTTCCCAAGTAATTTCGCATTGGGAACTATAGAGAGTATTCCCTTCAGTAACGCCTTTGTCCCCTTTAAGTTTAACATCCCCTTCTGCTGACCATGAATAACTTACGGAAGAAATAATAGCTCCAAAATCCTGTTCTCCGGAATAATTGATCCCGAAGATACCGTCGCCGTGCTGTATAAAATCAGATGCATGTGCCATACAAATGGCGGTGCGTTGCGCTTCCGGCGGACCTCCCTTTCCCGCTTGACAAAATCGCGGAATGAGGCATATTAAAGGTGCGTTAGTAATTCGGAACATTCACATGTTCACCTTCTAAACAATCGCCCCGGCCTGGTGAAGCAGGCCGGGGCTTTCTTTTAGCTGAACAGAACTATAAGAAGTTCAATCAGTCGCGTTAATAATTCATACTTCATTTACATGTTACACCTCCTTTTTTAATCCCGGACCAACCGGGCAAGGCGAGTATGAAGAAAAACTAAACTTTTTGCAAGATATTTCTACGAAAACGTTTTACATATTTCATTGACTGTCAAAATAATACAGAAATTATCTTTCAATATAGCGCACTGTCCAGGTTGTTACCCAATCATCCCCGTCCAGCGCGGATGAAGAGTCAATGAGGTTGAAAAAGTCGCACCGTTCGCCGCAATCCATCCGGCCCAAGGCTTCCACAAGCTTTTCTTCCGCTTCCGAGTCAGACCGGTTATTGATCAGGGCAACGGAAAGCGTATAATCCCAGGCGGGCAGCGGAAACCATGGCTGCGTGCGGCTCGTCATCTCCACCACCACGCAGGGCTTGCGTTCTAAATCTTCTTCATTTCCGGCCTTGTAGGCAGTAAATCCGGAATTCCGTAGGTGTTTTACAATGTCATCAACAATCATGATTTATTTATCCTTTTCCATTCATGGTGCAGTTTTAAGTTAGTGGCGGTTAATGCGTTAGAATAAACAAGCGGGAACAAGCGTTCAATCATGGCTTCCTTGGCATACGGTACAGGGTTGATTATTTCCACGGAATCCCCGGTGCGCCTGTATATGCCGTTCAAGCCGTGCCGCGTAATCCATTGGGGAAGACGTCCCGTCGCTTGCCATCCGTAAGAGGTGGGCCATGTCCAGCCAGATTTTGCCTTGCCTATGTGCTTAAACACCTCCATGCGGTACTTTTTGAGTCCCCGGCTGTCTGACGTAACGCGCCCGGAAAAGGCGTCCACCGTTCCGCGGCGCCGGGCGTCCTTATGCATGCGTTTCGTGAAACTGGCGTAAAACGTCACCGGAACGCCGCTGTCAAATGCTACTTGCTGGGCTTCCTGTTCTTTCTTCTGCCGGAGCATAGCATACACGGGACGAGCCATTACCGGATCACGTTCCTTGAACATCCTGTAAGCCTTCCCAGGGGCGCCCACAGCCCGCGCAATGTCACGGCTGGCAGAACCTTCCCCGGACTTTCGCCCGGCCACCTTGGATTTCCGGTTTTTTCCGAGGGGGAGAGTCGCATTGAAGCACATACCGCGGGCCACATTGGATGCGTACATGTCCAAGAACAGCCCCCCGAAACGCTGAATATTCTTGTGCCCGTCCCTAATAGCCTTGTCGAGCCATTCCACGTTGCATTTAATCATACAAATCAACTGATAAAGTTAATACCCTGTAAACGCAATTACTTGTGACTGCGGTAATCTTGAATTTCATCCCCTCACATTCCACGCGGCCCCCTACCTGGAAAGAGTCCCCCGTTTGAATGTGAATGATGCGGTCCCGCTGGTTGCAATATCCCCCCTCCTGGCGTTCAAGGGTTACGTCACGGGAATTCATGTACCCCTGGTATGTCTTCCCCTGGTAGGCAATTTCCGCCTGTGGTAATACCTGATTTATGCGCCGGTGCGCGGCGTTAGCCGCATCTGTGAATCTCATATAAATGGCGGGGCGTTGCACAAAAAACCGCCCCGGACAAGTCCGGGACGGTGAACACCAGCAGTTAATGCAAAAAAAATTAGCTTTCAGGAGGCGTGACAGCAGCGGCAACGTACCCTTTCACCTTATCCGGCTCAAGTATCTTGGCGCCGAACATCAGGCCCAGGGAGGCCCATTCTGCGCGGGTATTGCGGTCAATCCAGTTGCAGAACATCACCGTCAGCCCTGCAAGGCCATCAATAGTGATAAGCTCCCAATTGATGTCATCTTTGAGATCATCATCAATTTCCGGGATGGCGGAACCTACGGCGATCGCCCCGCCTTCGTAAGCCACGCCCACAACATCTTTCGAAAAGACGGAAGCTTTTGCTTTGTGGATGGACTCAAACCCATAGGCGCCTCCATCAAGCTTAAATTCCGTAGTGTTTTCCGGAAGAATGGCCCGGTAATAATCGGGAGTCAATAACAGCCTGGGTTCATCAGATTCAATATCCCCGCTTAAATTGATGCAGCCGCGCTTGTTGAATTTATCAGCGGTCCCAATGGTCTTTGCTCCGCTCGCCGGAATAAGAGACATAATACGCTTGTGCAAATCATTGGCAAAAGCAATAGAATTTGTCTTTGCCAGATCGGCCAACTTCCACCCATTACGCTTTTCAGCCGTAGTAATTCGCCAAGCTTGATGCAGTTCGGTAAGAGAGAGCGGAATCAAATTACCGTCGTTTTCCTTATCGTTCTGGTAAGACGTAGGATTCTCCACTACTTCACCAGATGCCTTAATATCTTTAAATTTAATCTGGGAGGCATATTCCATGCGAAAATCTTTCTTGAGAAATTCGAGCGGAACTAGTGCCTTGCGTAAAGAGGTAATAACTTCTCCGTGGATAGCTACCTTTTGTGCATCAGAAAGTGCCATAATCGTAAATAATAGTTTGATTGTTAATATTGTGTGTTGTTTACTTACAAAGTTTCATCAATTCATCCTTATGGGCTGCATAAAACTTCCGCTGTTCATCTCCGGAAAGCGCCGTGTACTGCTCCAGGATAGAGGGGGTTTCCTCGCCGTCTTCCGGCTTATCCACTACGGCTTTATGCCCCATGCCAGACACCATTTCCGCGGCCTTCTGGCTCGCCTTCGTATCGGCTTCTTCCTCAAGCTGGTTTTTCTTGAGGGCAACGGATGCGTGGAGCTTGACATTCTCCTTTTCCAGGGCTTCGACACGCTCACAAAGAGATTTAATAGAGGATTGGATTACTGTAATTCCATCCCTCATTTCTGCCCCAAGAGGGGCAAGCTCTTGTTTGAGCGCATCAACGATATTTTGATCAGACTTGAATAGTGCCATACTTATTGCGGGGCGTTGCGCTTTTAATTTGCACCGGGAAAATCAACCCAGGGCATTACATCATCAATCAGGCCCAGGGAGGCAGCATCTTCCACCACAAAGACCTTGCCGGAAAAAGCATCCGCAGAAAGTCCGGGGCGTCCGGAAACCACAAACTCCTGAAACCGTCCGGCGATCTTGTTGCACAAATCCCTGTAATAGGCGATTGCCTCCGCGTTCATTGGGGTTTCCGGATGTTTGAAAACAGCATCATCATTCGTGATGGTCAATATTTCCTCGCTCTTGGCATTCCAGAGGCTGATGACAGTTCCGATACTGCCAACCAGCGCCGTTTCCGTCACGATCACCTGATCACAAGCCGAAGCCAAATAATAGGCGGCAGAGCAGCACATGCCTTTGACATAAGCCACGGTTTCCACGGGCAGGGATTTAATCAATTCCGCTGTTTCATGGCAGCCTTGAACGTCTCCCCCCGGAGAGTCAAAGACGAAAATCACTTCGTCAATGTTTCCGGCAGCAGCCTTTATTTCCTCCACGATGGATTGATAATTTGTGCCGCCAAGGGCTTCATTCAGGGGCACGCCGTCACCGTACAGGGGCCCTATTACGTCAATCACCAGGGATGACCCAATTACCCGCGCTTTCTGGCGCGTCTGGATGAAAAAAGAGAAGTCAAAATCCGGGTTCCCCGCGGCTTTCGGTTCAAGGCTCTTCCGCTGGCGCATACTCGCCAGCCATGCAGTTTCTTCACAATATAACGGTTTCATAACGTTAAAACTTTCTGATATAATCCGGAGAGATTTCTACCCCGAATTCTGCTTCAGCTTCACGGCGCAACTTCTCCGCAATGGCGGCTTCCCTGGCGCGTATTCTCAAATGGTCCTCCACCTGCGTTCCGTTTTCCTCACAGATTTCTGTGAGGTTTTTAATACCGGCGTTGTACTCTTTCAACTGGCTGTTGGAGTCGCGGCCCATGTCCACGCTTGGACGCTTGGCGCGGCTGAACATCATATTCCACCAGCCTTCAGCGTGCGGGATGTCCTCCCGCTGGATACCTACGGCCAAGACATACTGTACAAGCAGTCTGGCGGCATCTTCAAGCAGCGTGGCCCGGTCCCGTGTAGTGTTGTCGAATTTGGACAGGGACATTCTGTTCCCAACTCCGCTTGAGTCCGGATTGACCACAATATCATAAGGCACCCCTACCCCGGACAAGACACCCTTCAAGAGGCGCTCTGAAAAACTCATGTAGTTCGGGGAGGGGCGCTCAATCTTTAGGGAGTCAAGGGAGTCTTCAGACTTCAAAAACACAATTTGCTTGTCTCCTGTATTGCGTACAACAACCTCACCATTATTGCCCGGTTTGCTGTAAGCCTGTGCTATGTCAACTTCTCCCGTTTCATTCTTTTTTACCAGGGCGATCTGTGAGGCAATTTTCATAGCCCCAAGTTCGGAAACATTGATGTCATCAATATAGCGGAATTCCTTGAGTCCATGTGAAAAGAGAGGTTCCCCGCGGCAAGTGGCAAGAAAATCATCGTCAACTAAATGCAGCATTGAGGACGCCGGAATTATCTCGCCGCCTCCCGGTTCATCACCGTCCAGCCAATAGGCGATTTCACGCCCCATGCGGTTAGTTATGACACCGTGCAGCACGTTCAACCCCTTGTATTTTCCGGAGTCAATAAGGCCATCTTTAGGAGAGCACACCCGGTTTGCCCGGATAAATTGCAGTTGAGGAAACCCTGTCTTGCTCTCCGTCAACATTACAAAGCAATCCCCGTCAATGTCGATGGCGGTGGAGATCAGATACAGGAGCGAGTGAAAATTCTTTCCGTTCACGCATGCAACTTTGTAAAACGCCTTGATGTACTCGTCATACTTCGCTGCAACTTCCGGATTCTTGCACAAAGATTTGAACAGAAACGCTTTACCTATAGAGTATTCAGCCTTCATGTTCACGGCGCCTTTTACAACGCCGTTGTTCTTGTACAACAGACGGGACGCGGAAATGAGGTTCTTCCGGGTAAGGCGTCCGGAAAGCTGTTCCGGCTCCTTGAGGTAATTCGGCAATCGTTGCAAGCCATCATCATAACTGCCGCTTTTGTAAATGGGACGGCTTGAGAACGGGCGCCCGAACTGGTCTAAAATCTGAACATTCCCCGCCTTCATCGGAACACCACCCTTGCAACGTTGTTCCCTCCTTCAAACCGGCCATGCTCAAGAGAGCGGATAGCCAGCCCCAAGGCTTCAACCCACAAATCAACAGTCATGGAGCCCGGCGCGAACTGGAATGAGCTATCACCCACATTCCCTTGAGTGATTTCCTTCCCTTGGTTTTCAATTATGTCTTCAACAGCCTTATCTAAAGCCTCTTTCAAGCGTAGTATGCGCTCGTCGGCATCCACCATCCCCCAGGCATAAAGAGCTTTTGCAATCCGTAACATACAAATGCGGCCTCGTTGCGTTTTCCTTCACAGGGGAGAGCCGCGGATTATCATTCCTTTTGTACTTTTCCCGTTGCATTATTGGAATAGTTGTATGAAATTTTGCAACACCATGCACACAAAAACACAGATGACCCTTAACCCAGTTCGGGGCTCCAAGCTCAAGGAGACTCCCTTTTTCGGTCTATTTCCAGCTCATTCCGGCCCATTATGCACCGCTTTAATGACATTCCCCCATATCCCCCACCAATGGACTACATTGCAGTTCTCCCGCTCTCTGCGTGTCCAGTATATCACGCAATCGTTATCCCCTCTCATGTGCTCAACATTATCACAATTATGAACACACTAAAAAATATATCATTGTATATAAATGCTATAAGTCCTCATAGGGCTACCACCTTTAAGAAAAAGGCCGTCTCTCCGGAGGCGGTCTTTTTTACTTTTAACGTTCCTCTGGACCAGGAAAAAGTCCGGAACTTTCCAGCAACTGCGGAGCCCTTCAAAGCGTGGACGGCACCTTTCCAAATAATCCTTCTGTTGATCTGAGGACACGGACAGTAAGAACGCAAATGCACATTTTCTCCATCCTCAACCGTAAGGGAATATTCCCGGACCTGGAAAAACGGTCAAATAGCCGCTAACAGCGCCAGACGGACCATGGGAAAAAGACAAAAGGCCTTCCCTCTTTCCGGCCCTTCCTCTTTCCCTGACAGGAA